TCTTCTTTTACAGTTGCCCAACCTGAGCAGTCAGGTGATTGGTCAGTTATGAAGTATGGCATTAGCCGAGCCTCGCATTCACAGTTATTGTTCCCCCTAGTGCAACCGCTGTTCCGTTTATTGTGATACCGCCTGCGGTTGTGTTGATGCTGATCGTCTGAGTTCCAGAATCATAAACAATCGGCGATGTTGCAGCTACAACTCCAGAAGGTCCTTGCGGGCCAGTCGCTCCGGTTGCGCCTTGTGGTCCTGTTGCGCCTGTCGGTCCTGTCGCTCCCGTAGCTCCTGTTGCTCCGGTTGGTCCAGCAGGTCCAGTTTCTCCTTGAATACCCTGTGGGCCTTGTGCGCCAGTTGCGCCAGTAGCACCAGTAGGGCCAGCCGGACCAGTATCACCTGTGTCACCTTTATCGCCCTTGTCACCCTTGAGTCCCTGAATACCTTGCTCACCCTGAATACCTTGCGCACCTTGTGGTCCGGTTGCTCCTGTTGCTCCAGTTGCTCCCGCTGGTCCTGTGTCCCCTGTGTCACCCTTATCTCCTTTTGCCCCCTGCGGGCCAGTTGCACCTGTTGCTCCGGTTGCTCCAGTTGCGCCAGTCGCTCCAGTGTCACCCTTGTCACCTTTCGGCAAAACAAAGTTCAAAGTCTGCGATGGTGCTGTGCCTGTAACTGTTACCGCTGCGGCTGTTCCGCTTGTAACTGTTCCAACCGATAAAACTGTTGGTTGTCCTAAGACTGTTTCATTCACCCAGAGCTGTGTTGCCGAATCATAAACAAGTGATTGTCCATCGGTTAGGCCATCGAACTTGACATTGTGAAGTTCGTCTAGCTCGTATCCGTTCTGGATGTTGACGAATAGAACACCATTGTTCTGATTGGCTCTAACGCAATAGCCAATAAAGACTGAGTTGTTTGGTGGGACTGGCTTTGTAGAAGTTAGACCGCCGGGGACTGTTGGAGAAAGCCAAACTGCTGCGCCTTCGGTTAGTCCGTTGGTGTTTATGTTTCTGACAAGTCCAAAGCTGGCAGCGAATCCTTTGCTTCCGCCGCTAATTGTCTCTGCCATAACTGCGATGGTCTTTGAGCTAGTGACCTCTGAGTTTGCCTGAGCGTAGGAGACAAGTTTGTTATTGCCGTCTGATCCTGTGATGTAGACGGCTTTGCCTTTAGTGCGTTCAGTGTTATCCGAAGACTTTGCCAAGATAAAAAGCTCTTGCCCGACATTTTGATTGACAGTCGGGGTCATGCCAAGTTCTAGGGTCTTGTCTGTGTCGTTCCAGCCGATACGACCAACTGCGATAGAAGGAACTGAATTGACATTGAACTGGATGTAAGCAGGCTCAGCGATTGCGGTTGCGCCAATGATGTTGTCTACAAGTGTGGCTTGGTTCTGATTGACAGTTGCGCTAAATGTTCCGCTAGTGGTTATGGTTGCGGTATTTGGTGCGGTGACTTGAACAATGCTTGTGCCACTTGTGACTGTGATTACGCTCAACGAGTTACCTCTGGGTCAACATTGAAGTTTCCTTCTAGTAGGCGAGTGACATAACCTCCTGATGTCACTAGCTCTAGGTCATAGACATAAGGGCCAGAGGGAACACCTGCGGTTGTGGCAGCGGAGATGTCTAAGAGAATTGAGCCGGCAGTTCCGCCGAGTGTGATTCCAGTTCCAGAAGTCAGGCTAATGACGGCGGTTGATGCGTCATAGCTTTCTCTTACCTGCATCCTTGCCGAGTAGCCAGTCAGATTGACGGCTGTTCCGTTCAAAGTCCATGTCAGGTTGTAATCAAAAGATGCGCCTTGCCAGCAGTTTAGGTTTAGCGTTGCAGGTGCTTGCATTATCCCTCCGGATAGACAGAAGTTGGGTCGGCTGGGTTGATCTGTGCGACACCCTGAAGCTGAACGCTTGGAACGCCTGTGTGTGCGATCGGTGGCAAGCCCATAGCTGCAAGGCTCTCGGCAGGGTCAAAACCTGAGTTGATTAGTCGCTGGGCCATGAGAACACGCTTGTCGGTTGCAGATAGGTCTGCTGCGTCAATGTTGACATTCGCAAGCGGCACTCTAAGGATGTCACCGCCGTCAATCTTTGACAGGCCTTCTGCGACACGAGCGTCATTGGTTGTCAGGATGCCAGCTTGGATACCCTGCGAATAGGCAGAGAAGCGAGATTGTGCATCGCCTCGGAGCAGGCTATTCATGTTGAACTCAACAAATGCGCCCTGTCCGTTTGGATAAACCTGAAGCAGGGTCGAAAGTGAGTTCTCAATGATTGCAACATAAGGTCTGAGAGTGTGGGTCACAAACTCGATGGAGGTTTGCTCAATGCTTGAGTAGGTGTTAGTTCCGGGCAGGTTCATCAGGTGAGATGGGATGTTCCAGATTCGGCAGAGGTCTTCGATAAACATTCTGCGTGAGTCAAGTAGCTGTGACTCTTCTGGGTTTATGCCAATGTCCTTGATGTCAAGACCTGAGTGCAGAACAATTGTCTTGTGAGCTTTTCTCCAACCGCCATGACGAGCGTCAACCGACTTCGCCAAAGCCTTCGCCTGATCCTCAGTGAGCGACTGAGGTGTCACTAGAGCGTAGTTGCCCGATGCACCTTGTCCGAAGAAACGCTGAGCGTATGAGTCGAGAGCAAGTCCTAAGCCGAGAGCTTCTTTCATCGCCTCAACTCTTGAAACGCCTCGGATTGCGCCGGGTCGCATGACTGATTCGACAATGTGCAGAATTTCGTCAGAGGTGTAAGTCTTCTGGTCTTCTTCATAGACAAACATCACTCGACCATTGCGGTTACGCTTGACCTCAATCTTGGTCGGGTTCAGAACCATAAGGTTGATTGGGAAACCTTCTTCGTCTCTGAAAATTCTGACGAAAGCGTTTCCGTCAAGCATGAGGGAAGCGATGATTGAGCTGATGAATGGAGTGCGGTCAACAAAAGAGATGTCAGGTCGGTTCACCCAGTCAGGCTTTGGCCTCATTAGAAGTTTCTGTCCGTCTCTGCGAATCCATGCATCCATCGGCAGGGTTGAGATTGTTCCAGCGATCAGCGAGATGGCAGCCGACACGCCTGCGAGTTTGTAAACATTGTCTTCGTCAATGAAAGTGCCTGAGTTGTTCTGAAGCTCAAAGTCAAGACCAGCACCCCAAAGGCTGTTAGGGGTTACTGCTCGCTTCTCAAAAATGTTTCCTAGCATCAACGCCTCTCAATAGCTATGCCGAAGAGGATGGAGAACGCTCCACCGACAATGATTCCCGCAGGTATAAAAATAAGACTAACCCCGACACTTATGGCAATTGCCCCTGCAACCTGTAGAGCTGTGACCAATTTAGAAGACATAGACACCCGGAGTTAGTTGTTCAGGTTCTATTCTAACCTGTAAGGCTCTATCTACTGCTATTACCGCTGCGACTGCTGCGTCAATACGGCGTGATGATGCTCTGTTTTCTTTCACTATCCTGACTCCTAGATTGTCGGTTTTTACTACTGCGTTTGAGAGATGGCGAGCCAGTAGCGGGTCTCCGTCATGTCTGAGCTTCTTCTCTACTACGGCTGAAAAAAATTTCTGGCAGGCCGGGACCATGCGCCTTGCGTTGGTGGATGGATACTCAACGATTGGGTATCCCTCTTCCGCCAAGACCTGCATCGACCTTTGCCAGCGATAAGGGTCGCAGACTATCTCTTTTACTTTAGGGTTGTCTTTGACAAAATCCCGAATCTTGTTTTCAACAGCCAAAGTGTCAACTCGCCAAGTAGCGTCATGGATGTTTGGGTCTTTCTCCCATGCCTGAATCATAAAGACTTGCGGTTCGTCTTCGACTGTTGCACCGACTAGGACTGTTGAGTCACCTGAGAAAGAGCCATCAAAGCCAATGATGTATTCCTTGTCTGTCAGGTCAAGCGGTGCTTCACAGGCTTCCCAAGAACCTGACGGCAGCCATGACACCGCTGACGATACCCATTGCCCGCATCGCTTTGTGCGGAACTCTGGCTCAGGTGTTCGCCTGACTGCCGACTCGAAATCTTCTGCCGAGCAGATGTCTCCATAGCCGGGGTTGGAGATTCTCCAAGTCTCAGGTTGTGTGTGGTCAGCTTCGGCAGGTGCTTCCCAACTTGCCATGAAGAAGGTCGGGTCATCTACTTCCCCTCTAGCAACCTTCTGCCCATACTGATACAGCGTGTATGCGATTGAGTCTTGGCCTGTGGTGTCGGTGCGAACGCCGGGTGTGCTGATGGCGATGAGGGTTGCTAAACGACCTCTTGCGCCCATAGCCAAAGACATAACATCGAACAGTTCTCGATTGGGCTGAGCGTGAAGCTCGTCAAAGATTACAGCCGATGGGTTTAGACCTTCTTTGGAGTAAGCCTCGGCAGAGAGAACTCGATAGACCGATCCGTTGGCAGGTAGCTCGATGGCGTCTCGGTAAAGTTTGGTTAGCTTTGAGAGTTCTTCGCTTGCCTCAATCATTCGCTTAGCGTCTTGGAAGACAATGCGAGCCTGTTCCTTTTCGGCTGCGACTGAATAGACTTCCGCTCCCCTGACTCCGAGTATCAGCGAGTAAAGACCGAAGATAGAACCGAGCGCAGACTTGCCGTTCTTTCTTGGCATCAGGATCAGGTTTATAGCGTGGCGGTAGAGGCCGTCTTGCCCTGCGAAGACATGGCGGATTAGTTCCTTCTGCCAATCTCGCAGGTGTAGCGGTTCTCCAGCCTTGCCTGCTATTGAGTCTTTAGTCACAACCCCAAAGGCTTCGGCAAAGTCAATGACGAACTCGCCCTCGCCGGACTCAATCAGATTTGGCGGGACTGGTGTCAACCACTGTGGAGGCCACACGCTTTGCCTTTCTGAGCATTAGTTCTTCGAGCTTGCTTGCTGCCTTGACCTCGGCTACCCCTAGCCTGCTGCGATCTGCTGGACTAAAGCCTAGCAATGACAGATTGGAAACTATCTGGCGGTCAAGTTCTCTAAGCCCCCGGCGCAGTCTTGCGTCATCGGTCTGCATGACCTTCACTCTGAGATTCCAACGCTCGTCAATCATTTCGCAGGTCATCAGAAGAAGCTCGCTGTCGGTGTTCGGGCTTATCCATGTTGCGCCCATGCTCCAAACCTTGTCCCAGAGTTCTTGTCCGTATTTCAGAAGTGGTCTAGTTGGTTGCGGGGTTTCTGTAACCATCGCAATCTCAATTGCGTTAGAGGGCAACGCTCGTTTGCCGGGATTGCCGAGCATTCGCTTCTGCTCGATTGGTTTGGCTGGCCTACCTGCTGGCATTGACTAGCTCCGCTTTCTTGCCAGTCAGGTTTTCCCAACGCTGCAAAATTATGTCGACATACTTTGGCTCAAGTTCAAAGCCGTAACAAATTCTTTTGGTTTGTTCTGCGGCTATAAGTGTTGACCCAGAACCTAAAAATGGGTCAACGACAATTCCGCCGGTATTTGAACTAATAAGAATTTCATTTGAAATTAATCCAATTGGTTTCATTGTTGGGTGTTTTGTTGAATTATCTCTGGAAAATTCAAGAGCCTTTGAGTAATTGACTCCGGATAAGCCATTGTTCCAGATAGCGTTTTTTCTGATAAAAATGATGTATTCGGTGTCTGGTCTGTGCTGACTACCAAGTGGCAAAGCATTTGGTTTTTTCCAAAATAAAATGTTGAATGCATATCCTTGAGAAATAGCCCAGTTCAGATAGTCGGGAACTAAATCTTTATTACAAAAAACATAAGCATTGATTCCTTCAGCGAAATAGTCTGAAAGAGTTGACAAAAACTTTTCTGGATTGAAGTCAACAATATCTTTGATTGACTCTCCCAGTTTTGCAGCTTGCCTGCCTACCCACTGATTTGAACCTCCTTCGGCCTCCATTCTGTAGGGCGGATCAGTAAAGACTAAATCTGCCTTTTTACCCTGCATTAGTTTTTCAATCAGTTTTGCATCTGAGCTATCGCCACAAATAACTCGATGATTCCCTAGCTTCCAAACATCGCCAAGAGAAGCCCGTTGTATTGTTTCGTCAGGAATTTCATCCTCTTTAACTGAATTGGGGTCAACTGGCATTTCTGCCAATTCAAAACCAAATTCTTGAATATCAAATCCAGCTTCTTGTAGCTCAAGCAACTGAGCCGTCATCACTTGCTGATCCCATTGGGCCAACTCAGCCGTTCTATTGTCGGCAAGTGCGTAAGCCTTGATTTGGTCGGCGGTCCAGTCAGCCGGAACTCGAACGCAGTCAATCTCGGTCCAGCCGACTAGCTTGGCTGCGGTGAGTGTGCCGTTACCTGCGACAACCTTGTTGTCTTGTGTTATGACTATGGGCTTACGCTGACCGAACTGCTCAAGGCTGCCGGCTATGGCCTTGAGGTTTGCTTGGTCATGCGTGCGAGCGTTCTGGTCATCATGGCGAAGCTCGGCGAGTTTGATTCTTTCTACTTTCATCTTGCGTATCCCTTTCTAAGGTCAATCAGTTTGTAGCCTTTGCCACGCTTGACAACGACTCTGAGATATTGCGGCAGTTTGTGGTTCAAGCGATGAACCCACACTCTTGCTTGCTTGTGGGTTTTGATTAGGTCGACCCATTCTTCCTGCCTATGGAGCAAGTCAAAGATTTCTCTTGGCTTGCCAGTCAGGAGTTCCGGAGACCAAGCTCGGAAGTATGAAGGCGCAAACTCAATCTCAAATTCAGCGTCTTTGAACCTTTGGTTGAGCACCTGCTCGAGCAGTTCTATTTGAGGTCTTTGGAATGGTCGGTTCTGATCCATGTAGACCTTCAGTATCAGTGTTTGTTTGTAACGGCGCATGAAAACAGCCTACCTGAAAACCAATAATTTTGCGGTTGTGTGTGGAACACTGCGGTCGGGGTGATACGCAACGCTGTCTT